TCTGTCGGTATCTTATCAGACATGTTCGATAGTGATGAAGTGGAAGCCGTGCATGCTCAACAACAAGCATGGCGACCCCGTTCGGATGTCCCTAGTGACTCAAATGATCACCATTGCGGCGTTTGTAAAAAGACGCTGCGTGAGTGCAACCAGTCCCGTCATGTTCACCCGCGCGATGGCGCAGTGTTCGACTCTGATTCTGATGTCGAGAGTGACAGTTCTGAGGAAAAGTCCTATGACGAGGCTCGCAACGAGTTGGTGCAAAAGAGTGGTTTGCCGCTATCGCCGCGTAATTCCTTTCCAAATGAATCGAATGAGCAGCGTGTTTTGCGGGAGCTAAATACCGCACCAACTTTAGCGCAGAGAACTGAAGCGGCACAAAGGCAGATATCGGCGGCCGCAGCGAGAGCAATCGAGCTGCGTGCTTCCCAAATTCTTGCCGAGCGTTCTGCTGACGCCCAGCTTTCAATAGTGGGCCGTTGGTGGTTGCTCTTTCGAGCGCACCTCAGTTCCTATCGTGCTTCGTTCTGGTCCTCACTCGACTCGTATGATCATCATTTTGCCTCTGGCCTTCGTATGTGGTTCGGATCCTGGACGCCCATCACCGGGCTTATGTGGGTCTTTTCTGCGTGCGTCATGCCTGGGGCGGTAGGCTTCTTCTTGCTGACCTCAATTTCGACTACAATCATGCTGAAGGAGACTATCACTCAGAGAGTGGACAGGTTTATGGACAGGCTGTGTAATATCAGCATTGTTCGCTTCTATCGTGTGGTTGAGACCCATCCCATCACGACGGTCGTTATCAGTGCTACAGCTGCCTACCTTGTGTATCTAATTTTCACCAAGCAGGGGATTCTCCCTAATCTACCGAAGAATCCCTTCTCTAATCCAACTCCTCCCCCTGCTGCTGCGGCTGTCCCCAAAGCTGCTGCTGAAGAGGCGAAGAAGGAGGGAACCGTGGCCGGTGAGTGGTCGCCTGGACCTGGGCGTCTAGTCACTTGGATCGGTTCGTCTGGGGATTTCGATCCCGCAAAAGTCACTCCTGACAAAGTCCTTCGTCCTGACTACGTTCACAAAGATGTCAAGACATGGGCTGAGTTGGTTGAGAGACTAGCGCCAAGGAATCTCTATACTGGAAATAAAGTCAAAGAATGGCGGGTTTCCGTTCCCCTCGCAGATGGCGGTCTTTTCAAGTTCAAGTTCTTCGGAAGTTACATTCAAAAGGAGGACGAGGATATGCCGTCTGTTAAGATGAAAGAGGAAGGAGCGATCCCCGGCACCATCAGCTTCAAAACGCCTAACCCCGATATGTTTGGGTTGTGTTACTCCGGTGACAACATCCAGGCTAACGGTGCGTTGATTGGCGGAGGGCTCTTGGTGTGTCAACACTATGAGAAAATGTGGGGTCCTACCACGAAAGTGGTGATTGGCACGTGGAATGTGCCGATTGATTCGAAACCAATCCCAGTGCCCGACTCAGGCGACCTGGCCTATTTCCCTGCCATACGCGGCTTGGCCGGCGTCAAGAGTTGGAAGCTGGATGATTTGGCTGCCCCGATCCAGGGCGCCGAAGCTCGTTTTTACTATTTGAACGAGTATGGTCATCTCATGGACTCCTATACCGTGGTTGGTGGTGAGGTGGAATATTCGGGCGAAATTTATAAATACCCGAAGCCCATCATCTGCCGCAAAGTCATCTCCAATGGTGGCAATGGAAAGTGTGGGGGCCTCTATATGCAAATTCAAAATGGAAAACAGGTCGCTGTCGGCGTTCACATTGCTGGCAATTTTCAATTCAACCTGCTCCTGCCCTTCACTAAGAACATTATCGATTCGCTGCGCTCGTTGAGAAGTGCGCCAGCTCCGAATCCCGTTGCTGCTAATCCCAAGCAGGAAGTTTCTGCACGAGTGCGTGAGGAGTGTATTCATCCTCCTAGTTCATGCCCGCGAAAGGTTGGAGTGGATGCTAATGGCGTCTGCAACACTGATTGTCGTGGCGTGTATTGTGTCCACTTTGGTGGATGCCACCCCGTGCCTGCTGGGCAGCTGCTGCAGCCCAAAGTGCCATCGACCGTGCCTGCCCTACAAGAGGCTGCGTGTCGTGAGGAGTGTATTCATCCTCCTAGCTCATGCCCCCAAAATGTTGGAGTAGACGCCTTTGGCGTTTGCAACACTGATTGTCGTGGCGTGTACTGCACTCATTTCGGCGGTTGCCGTCCTGTTCCTGATGGACAGCTTCTGCAGCCGAAGCTGCTTGCAGCTCCAAAACCAGTGACCATCGTTGATGATGAGAAACACAATTCGCCTCGCAAAGAACCTGGCAAGGCTGTCGTTGTCAATCCAGATGGTGTCATCAAGCCAGAGGCCGTTCCGCGGCGTTATGGACTGTCGAAGTGTGGGTTCTGTAAGGACCCAAATCCTGATCACGTTGGACGCGATTGTCCCAAAAAACGTTGCGTCATTTGTGGTGTTGTTCAACCTCGCCACAACACTGACTGGGGTGCCCCTTTCTGTCCTGTTCTGATGGCCAAGTTCCCTAACTGGCCGCAGACTCCTCAGGAGGAGCGGCGCGCCGTCGTGCAAGCGTGGTCTCCCAAGTATTCAGCGATTGTTCAGGAAGCTGCGATGCCCCGCCGCGCAAGTGGTGGAGACGTCCCGCTAACTGATTTTCCAGATCCGTGGATGCAGCAGGCCCCAAAGAATCTTATTAATCTGGGCGCTCCTGCGCCCCCTGCGCCCACCATCGCGATCGTTGCTGATCAGCCCAAAAAACGAAAAAACAGGAAGCGCCCGACCTCCAAGCAATCCTTGAGCGCTACCCAATCGGGTGCGGGCGACTCTTCAAAGATGGGCAGCGCGACGAGCAGTGGGAGTTCTTCCCCATCATCGGCCGGGTTACCCGCTTCGGCGGTGTTACCTCAGCCCCCCCAGTAGATCAGAACATCGAACTGGGCATTGCTCAACTTGGCATTGAGGTTGGGGATGCGTTCCTACACATCTTCCCCCAGCTTCTTGCCGAGGAGCTCGCGTTACTCAAATTTAACCAGGACACACCCGATTATGACCCCGAAGCTAAGAGAGATTTATTCCTCGCGGCTGAGTGGGTTGTAAGTGACTTGCAAATTCAAAATGTGCGCACGCGCTTGTCTACAATTGAGCGTGTGTTGCAATACATGGACCTGACAAAGAACGCAGGTTGGCCCTGGATGAATTGGTTCAAAAACAAGCTTTCGGCCATTCTTGACCCTCAGTGCTGGAAGTGGTTCGTTACAGAATTCATTCCTTCGTTTAGAACTGACAATCCTATCCCTCCGTTCACTACCATTTTTGACAAATCTGAAATGCGATCGAAGAAGAAAGTGGAAGCTAACGATATTCGCATCATTAGTGGTAATGATTGGGCCCATTGTATCCTTAACAATCTCTTCGACCTTGAGTTTAACCTATCCTTTGTGGAAGCCGGTGGCAAGTTTTGGTCCGCCCTCGGCCTCCCCCTTGTGCGTGGTGGGTGGGCAATTATTCTCGGTCGACTGTCGAAATTCCGTCACGTCTTCATGACAGATAAAAAGAGAAATGACAGTACCTTCTTTCAGTTCCGCCACGCGATCGTTACGCTGGTGCGAGCAAGGCTCAGTGAGTTTGACGACGAAGACATCCAAATGATGGCTCGCGTTCATTCCTACAAAAACACTGGGCCGGCCGTGTGTTCGAACGGTGATGTCCGATGGCAGTTTGACACCCAGAAGTCTGGGCAAGCTAGCACTATTGTTGATAACACCTTGGACGCGCAGCTTACTTTTTATGCTGCCTTCATTGCACTGTGGCGAAAGCAATTCGGTGCGACTCCTGCGAAAGCGGACTTTGAGCGCAATGTGGTCAATTGCGTAATTGGGGATGACCTGGTCTTTTCCGTCAGCGATGACGTTATCGACTGGTTCAATGTTGAAACGGTGTCTCGATACTGGTTTAACACCCTGAAAATCAATGGAACGGCAGAGCATAATGACCCCATGACTTTGGCCCACTTCAAGTTCCTCTCCCAGACAACCAGTTGGGATCGAGGCTTTCCTTTGCCTGCGCTTGACGCCGAAAAATTACTTGGCTCAGTGCGGTGGGGGAATGATGTAATAAGTGACTGTGGAGTGGTGTCATTGCATGTGACCTTACAACGTCTCGCAAACATCCGCATCAATGCATACCCTGACCCTGCGGTGTACCAGCATGTTGATTCGCTGGTTTCCTGGCTTATTCGTACCTTTGACCCTGTGTTGTCCGGTGCTCCCGCCTGGGATGCCGCGAAATGCTCCGTGAGGCCTGAGATCGAACTCAGAGAGCTATGGGTGCCGAAACAACAATGCATGCGGCTGTGTCCCGCCGCATTTAAATCCGAAATGGTACGAGCAAAGTCAACCAAGGCTGGGACGAAAAAACTCGGGAAAACGCTCAAGAAGACTGGCAAAAAGCTTGAAAGGCTTGAGAAGAAAGTAGAGCGTAAAGTGGCGAAGACGGCGGCAGGCAAGCCCCGTGGTCGTTCACGAAACATAGCTCAGTCGCGCAAGAGCTTCAACGCGCGATCGGGCAAAGCGTTTAATGCCTATGCCAGGGCTACAAAACGCAAAAGTGTCAAGGCCGGGAGTGTATCAAGAGAGTTCGAGCGTGATGCCGACGCCTACAAGGAGTCGCTTGCGTTTCCAGAGCTCCACATCTCTGCCAAGCAAGGAGATGGGTGGATGGGCGCCTCAACGGTGGCTCATTCTGAGTATGAGTACCCCTTCACACCTATCCAGGATTCAGTCGCTGCAAACACTGGGTACGCTGGGATCGCCGTCTTCGATGGTCCTGGCTCTCATGTCATGAAGCTGAATGCCTCCGCGAACCATGTTTTCACGTGGGACACGGCGGTGGTCAGCGACAGCCCGCAGCTAGCAGCGTTTGTTTCCAACTTCGCAAAGTGCCGTCAAGTCAGTCAGGCGGTGCATACATTCGACACGTCCACTGAACTGAATCAGAACGGTGAGATTGCAGTCCAGCGTGTCATGAACACCAACAAGTTCGGCACTGGGGCTAGCAGTAGTCTCCTCCCGGCTAGTTGGGCTGATTTCACGCAGTCGCCCTTGACTGAAACGTTCCCAAACAACAAAGATCTTCAGGGCGTCCGCGTGACCACTATGCCAAATCAAACAGGCAGTGGTGGACAAGGGCTTGTTGCGCCCGTTGCTGGACAGAACGCCGGCGGCTCTCAAGCAACTACATCGATCATCATCTACCGATTCACCTGGGCTTCTGGCTGCACCCCTGTGGCCAGGATCTACTCGAATTGGGAGTGTGTCCCCTTTGAAGAGGAATTCGAACTCTTCCCCGTCTCCACGGACATTGGGTCGCAAGACCGTATTGCCCAAGGGGTGGCTGGAGCCGTCACAATCGTCTCTGAAGTGGGCCTAGCTCTCAGTGGCCTGGGTCGTTTCATGGGTAGTCAACAGTTTGGCAC